ACGACGCCGGGCTCGACTTCTCGCACCCGCACGTCGCGCACCTCGTACGTCTCGGACTTCACCGGGACTGCGCTCGGCTGTGGCTTGGCCATGGCCACCCCATACCACGACATGAGAGAGTGAAACCATGCGCTACCTTGCCGCCACCCTGCTGTGCCTGCTCGCCCTCGATGCGAACGCAGGCGAAAACCGCTACCTCGGCGCCATCGTCGTCTCGGGCTCAAGCCTGAACAACACCACCACGGCCGCGCCGTTCGTCATCCCAGGCGGCGCCAAAATCACCGTCGTCTGCTCGGCCAGCGTCAACCTGCTTGTCGACAACCTCTCGACAGCGACGACGGGCGCAACGAAGGGGCTGCCTATCGCAGCAAACGCCATCTTCCCGACGTCGGTGGGCAAGACGTTGACGACAATCTCAGGGCAGGTAACAGCTGTCATCGCGGTCATCGGCACGGCCACCTGCGACGTGTGGCTGCGCGACGGGAACGAGTGATGCGCGCGGCTCTTCTCGTCGCGCTGTGGGCGGCGGTGACGTGGGCGCAGAGCGACCCGCGTGGACGTTTCGGCCGCACCAACTCGCGGTGCGCACAGGGGCGCAGCACTCGGGGCCTGCCGTGCGAAGACTTCGCTTTCTTCGAGTTCGCCCCCGCATCCGGCGCGGGCATGGGTTCCGCGTGCGCCTGCACGACGCCCACTGGCGCGAAGGGCGAGGCGCTGACGTTCACCCGCACGGGCGACGCGACGTGCAGCCGCAGCGGCCTCGCGACGACCGGGATTCCCGACGGCGACAAGACGGCGTGCGCAACCAATCAGCCGCGCGTGGAGGCTTCGGCCGGCGTGCTCGCCCTGAAAGCCGAGGCCGTCGCTACCAACGCCCTGACGCGCTTCATCGACTACACAAACGCCATCTGGAGCGATGTCGGGACGCCGACGCCAACGACGGGACGGGTGTCACCGTGGACGGGGGCATTCGCCAACTCGGCCGTCTTGTACGACGACAACGACGTCGCCGCGTTCGAGGGCCGCGCGCAGACTGTCACAGTGACGGCCGCGACGCAGCACACGATGAGCTGTCTCGTGAAGGCCGGCACCTTATCGTCGTGGACGCTGTCGCTCGACGGCACCACCGCCAGCGGCGCCGGACTCTCGTCGACGACGTGGAGCCTTGTCACCGTCACTGATGCAAGCAGCAGCGGCGTCGCCATCGCCGCGCAGATTCTCAACGGGTCGACGGCGGCGGCAACGGGGACGGTCATCTGGGGCGGGTGTCAGGTGGAAGTCGGCGCCTTTGCCACGTCGATGATTCCGACGGTCGCGACCATCGCCTCTCGAAACGAGGACCGAGCCGAGTTTGCCGTCAGCCTCAGTCCAACCGCTGGACTCTGCGTCGCAGCGACGATGCAGTACACGAGCGTCGCCAACCTTGCGACGAGCAACATCCTTGGACCCATCCTCGGCACCGGCGCGGTGGGAGCCAACATCACCACGCCGTACTGGTGGCCCTACCTCGGCAGCGGCGCGCTGGCTCTCGACTCGCTGGGTGTCTTCTCGGCCGGTGCTGCAGGGTACGTGCCCGGCTCTCCGGCCGTCTCCAGCCCCGCGCGGCATCTCGTCAGGCACCCGGGCGGCGTGGCTGGCATCACCGCGTGCGTCAACGGCGTCTGCCAGACGAACGGCACGACTTCGACGTGGGGCGCTCCGGCCTTCACGCGCATCATCCTCGACCGCGCCACTGCGGCAACCGGGGGAGCCACGCAACATCTCATCAGTCGGGTGCAGGTCGACCCTGACGCCACAAGGTGCACGCCATGAATCCCACTCTCAGAGCACTCGTCGCGTCCGTCGGCCTCTTCGTCGTCGGTGGCGTCAGCTACAGCGTGTTCATTCGCACCCCTCCCGGCTCGCCCATCACCAACCTCCGCGACGCGGGGCTCTTCTCCGAGCGCACCGACAGGTTCGTGCTCGCGTGCCCGGAGAAAATCACCCTCGCCACGAGGAACTACCTGCGGAACAACGGCTACGGCACGTTCACCGTGGGCAGCATCCACCGCATCGCGCGCGTCGTCATCGAGCACACGCTGCCCGACGGCGGGCTCGAGCTGGTCAACCCCAGTCTCGACGTGTTCGCCGCCGAGGACGCGGGTGACGAGGAGGACGAGACGGACGACTCGTTGCAGTTCCGCACCGACGACTGCTTCCGGCTGGAGTGCAACGACGACAGCGACGCGGGCATTCGCGAGTTGAACTGGCGTTCCGACGGCGGTGCGCGGCACCCGTTCCCCGACGGCGGGCCTCGCCCCTGGTGCAACGTCGCGACGAGACGCGGTCGCGTCACCCCGCCGTGCGTCATCCCTGACTGCTGGACGCTGCCCGACGGCGGATGGAACGACGACGCGGTGGTGGATTGTCGCGGGACGGGGCCGTTCGGCGTGCAGCCGGGTGGGGCTCCTCGCTGGCGCGGCTGCAACACGACGCCTGCGCAGTTCGCGACGGGTACACAATGCGTGCCTGTGGAGTGCAGTGTTGTGGCCGGTGACGGCGTCGAGGTGCTCCGGTGAACACCTCGACGCTGTTCCAGGTATCGGCCGTGAGCTACGCGATGTGGCGCGGCGAGGCGGTTACCGTCGTGCGTCCTCGGGCCGGGGCGCATGGCCGCATCCATCGCGCGTGGAGGTGATGCCATGGCACTCCCCGACGACAGTTTGACTCGGTACGCAACGGAGTTTGTGACGCTGGGTGTCGTCAGTGTCGCGGGGTTCCTGCTGCGACAGGCGTTTGCCGACCTTAAAACATCGGTCGCGTCGCTGGCCACGAAGCTGGACGACCTCGCAGCCGCCGTGCACGCAGGCAACACCGCGACGGCTGTCATGGAAGCGCGCGTCACGCGCCTCGAGGCCGACGTGGCCGAGTTGCGCAACACGCTGCGCGACGCATCCGAGGGAGTGGTGCGGTGACGGTGCGTCGCTGGCAGCCGGTGTCCCTCGCCGCGACGGCGACGCCGTGGCCGCAGCGACTCGACGCCGTCATCGTCGAACTACACGTTGCGTCGAACCCGCGTTACCGCCCCGGGCCGGGCACACAAACGTGGTGCAACGTGTACCTGACGGACGTCGTGGCGGGCATGGGCATCGCGACGCCGCGACACTGGATGACGAGCAAGGGCGACCCGGCTGTCGTCGGACGTGGCAGGGAGATGCGCGCGAACGACCATCTCGAGTGGTTTCGCACGCACGGCGCGCGGTACGGGTGGGCCGGCGCCGACCAACGCGCGGCCGAGCTCGCGGCGCAGCGCGGGCACCTCGCCGTCGTCGGGTGGAGCAACCCCAACGGGCCGGGGCACGTCGCCATCGTGCTGGGGCCGGACGCCATCTCGCAGGCCGGGCGCGTCTGTTTCGCGAAGGGGCGGGTGGCGCAGGGCTTCGGCAAAGCGTCGCCGCTGGAGTGGTGGGTGCAGATGGAGCGCGGGGGGCCGCCGCATGCCGACACACGCCGAGTCTGAGTCCGCCATGCGCCGCCGCGCGCGTCTCCTCCGGGCCGTCGTCTTCGGTTTCGCCGTCGTCTTCGTCGTCGTGTCGTACCTACTCGCCGTCTACTGGAGCCACTGATGGACACCTCGAAGCCGCTTGTCTCTGGAACCGCCGCCGTCGTCGTCGGCACCATTGGCGGTGTTGCCGCCGCCGTTTCCCCGATGATTCCGGCCCCGTGGGGCACGCTGGTGATGGTGTTGGGCTTCGTCGCGGCTGTCGTCGCCGGCGTCGCTGCGCCGCTGCCGAAGTTCGCCGCGGGCAAGCCGCTGCTGCAGGGCGGGGCACTCACCGTCGCGGTGGGTGCTGCCGGGCTCGTGGAGCAATTCTACACGGCGTTGCCGCCTGGCTGGCCGCAGTCGCTCGCCCTCGGCGCAGGTGCGCTGCTGGCGTGGTTGACGGGCCGTGCGGCACCTGGGCCGACGCAGGCCCCCGAGCCAGTGACGACGCTCGAGCAGGCCGCCGAGGTGCTGCGCAAGGGCTCGCAGCCGTGACGCGTCTCGCCCTCGTCCTTGCGCTGGCGTCGGGAGGGGCGTCAGCGCAGGACGGCGGCGTGTGGGTGTACCGCCGCGCGGTGCTCGAGCTGGCCCCGGGGCAGTTTGCCACCGTCGACGCGGGCGTGGCGCTCGATGGCCCCGTGGCGCTCGAGCGGGCGGCCGAGCTGCAGCGGCTGCGCGAGGAGTCGCGCGCGCCGTCGTGGGTGGCCACCGTCACGGCCGTCGTGGCGTCGGCGGTGTACGTTGCGGACTCGGTGCGGCGGTGGGTTCAGCCGGCGCCGTGACTACCGGCACCCGTCGGGGCTGGTGCTGACACACCAGTTTGTCACCTTCGGCGAGATGTAGAACGAGTGCCGCGGCTCGCAGTCGATGGAGTTCGGCGCGTACTCCCAGGCGTACCGGCCGATGCGCCACGCGCGAATTGGCTCGTCGGGCCCCAGCGGGCGGCATACGCCGCGAGAGTGCAGTCCGCACCCCTGAGGCGTGACGGCCAGCGACTCATCGGCCAAGGACTGGACGAGGCCGATGCTGACGCGGCACTCCCGTCGGTCGTAGTAGATGCCGGGCGCGGCGCTGTCCCACCAAGCGTCGTCTCGACGCAGTTGCTCACCCCGCCACCAGTCCCAGTCGCACAGCCACGGCCACGCAATGAACGCAACGAGCAGCTTCACGTCCCCTCCGGGTACTTCGCGAGCAGGTCGACGACGACGCGCCACTCCGCGCTCGCGTCTGCGTCGGCAATGTAGGAGGCACCGCCGCTCCGTGAAGCGCGTGGGTCGTACTTCGCGGCAAGCCCGCACAGCGCCCGCACCGCCTCGTCGGCCTTCGCCACCGTCGCCCGCAGGCGCTCGTAGGGCCGCCCTCGGTGGCGCTCGATGGCGTCGACGTCGGCCGCCGTGTACGCCGGGCCGGGCGAGAGGCCTGGGACTTCCGACGTGAGGCGGGCGAGTTCGTTGCGCAGGTGCTGAACCTCCGAGTCGTGGCACTGCCCGCAGACGATGCGCCCGCCCGCGTGAATCCGCCCGCCCTCGTCCGGCGACGGACACGCATCATGGATGCGCCGGCGCAGTTCCTCCCTTTGCTGCGCAAGCGTCACCACCTGCGCGCTGAGACGGTCAACGCGAGCACCTAGTTCCAACTTGAGTTCGGCAACCCGAGCCTCGGCCTTCTCGGCGCGCTTCATCGCGGCCGACAGGTGCGCCTTGAGGGTGCCGACACTAGAACGAAGCTCTGCTGTCTCATGGGCAAATCGGTCGCGTTCGGCCTTCACCGCCCGCAACTCGTCCGCCAGCGGCGTGGCGTCGAGGGGTGTGGCGCGGACATCGCAAACGTACAGCGGCGTGGCGTCGGCGTCGGGGGCCAAGGCTTCGATTTGCCGCGCGCACGCCTCGCGCGTCTCCTCCCTCGCCCGCGCCACTGCCTCGGCCGTGCGGGCGGCCTCGCCGTCGATGTGGGCGAGGAGCGTCCTGGCGGCTTCGCAGTCGAGGCAGCGACACGGCTTCGCCGTCGTTTCGCGCCACAACTCCAGCGCCGCCTTCACGTCGTCAGTCACGACCGCCTCGCAATCTCGGCGTCAACCTCGTCCAGGTGCGCCTCGTTCTGCGCGCGGTACCGCTCCCGCGAAGGGTCCTCGACACTCTCCGCGATGGCACGGCGGTACCACGACAGGTCGGCCACCTCCGACAGGCGCTTGCCTTTGTCGCGGCCGAACCTCACCAGTGGCCCGTCGCCCGCCACGGCGCTGCGCTCGCCCGACGCCACGCGCTGCGGCGCTGCGGTGGGCTCTCGCCACCCCGACGCCTTCGCGTAGCGCATGACGGCCGAGTGGATGACACGCTTCACGTCGTCCGGCACGGCGTGCGGGTCGAGCCCGGTTGCGGCCAGCAGGCTGTTCCACGCGATGGCTCTTTCTGCGTTGCTCATGTTGTCTCCTCGTTCCCCTCGTCCTCGGAAAAAACCGGCGCGGCGCCCGAGGGGGGAGCGGACGCAGCGGCCGGGAGCGCAGACGTCGCGCTCGTCAGTGTGTACTCCTCGAATTCCGTCACCGTCTTCATCGTCACCGCGCCCGCCGCCGTCAGCAGCGCCATCGCCGTCTTCGCGGCGTCCGCCTTCTGGCCGCGAGGGGCCAGCCTCGACGCGACGCGACCGACGGCCGTCTTACTCGTCTTCATCGTCATCATCTCGCGCGCGGCGTCGACGCCGTACCGGCGGACCAGTTCCGGCCACGCCACCTCGACGTCGATGACGCTCCGCTGCGACTCGCGCGGGCCCCACACGCGCCCGTTGCCGAGAGGGATTCCCCCGTTCTCCTTCGCCCATGCGTGGAGCTGCGCCTCCACCTGGGCCATCGCCGCCTTCACGGCGCGGTACCGCTGGTACGCGACGCGCGCGACGTCGGGCGTCACGATGCCCGTGGCGATGTCCTCCGCGACGGCCTGTGGGTCGGTCGCCAGCCGCCGCAGCATTGCCGTCTGCGTCGGGCACGCACGCCGCGCCGGGCAGTACCCGCACCACCCGCCGACGTTGTACCGGGGCGTCGTCTTCGCGGCCTCGACGGCCTCCACGACGCGACGGATTCGCGCCGCCGCGTGGAGCAGGTCGAGCGGCCCGAGCTCGTGCCACGTCACCCACGGGTTGCTGCCCATCGGCGCGGCGAGGATGCCGACACGTACCGTCGTGACGCCGTGCCACGACGACGCAGCGAGGGCGAGTAGCGCGAGTTGGAGGTTTTCGCTTGGGTGCGTGACGTCCGCTCGGCCCGTTTTCAGGTCGACCACCTCGACGACGCCCGCCGCCTCGTCAACGCGCACGTAGTCCGCCGTGCCGGGAACCTCCGTGGGCCCGACGTCGTACGCGCGCCCCAGGTTGCGCCCCAGCAACCGCCCGCGCCCCGTCGCGTCGTAGGAGTAGGCGACTTCGGACACGTGCGACGTGAGCCACGGGTGGCGCTCGAGCACGACGTCGGACCAGTCAGTCTCCTCGGGCGACAGCGTGAGGACGGGCGCCGTCTCGCCTCGGAGGTACGCAACGCGCGAGGCGAGCACCTCGTGCAGGCGCGTGCCGTCCGAGGACGCCTCGGTGGACTCCGGCACGCGGGGCAGCGCCGCCGACGACGGGCAGCGCTCGACGGCCTCAAGGCCGGACGCGGTGAGGGCGCTCACGTCACACCCTCCCGCGAGCCCTCGTGGATTTTCGGGTCGAGCCAATTGCCGGAGCCGTCGCCGTCGCCGGAGCCGTAGCCGTAGCCGGAGCCGTCGCCGTCGCCGGAGCCGTGGCCGTCGCCGGAGCCGGAGCCGTGGCCGTAGCCGTGGCCGTAGCCGTCGCCGTGGCCGTCGCCGTAGCCGTGGCCGTCGCCGGAGCCGGAGCCGTGGCCGTAGCCGTCGCCGGAGCCGGAGCCGTCGCCGGAGCCGAACCGCGTCCCTCGGCGACTCACGGATGCCACCTCGACCGGGTCAGACTGGGAGCCGCCGCGTCACTCACGGGCAGCACCTCAGCCACGGCTTGGACCTCGTACCCCCGCACCGGCTCCGAGATAGCCGACTGCTCCGACACGCCCGCCGTCACCACCTCGTGTAGCGTGTTGGCGCCGCGCCAGCGCCACAGCCGACGACCCTCCAAAAACGTCACCACCTCAGCAGTCGGGTCGTAGTCGGCCAGCAGCCCGACATGTACCCCGGCGTCCCGAGTCCGCACGAGCACGAGAGGACACAATCCCCGCTCGCGCAGCACTTCGCCCGTTCGCAGGCTGCGCACCTGGGCCTCGTCCTTCGCCACGGCCTTCTCAGACCTCGTGGGCGCGCGACTCACTGACCACCGGCCTTCTCGCGCGCCGCGAGCAACGAGTGCCGCGCCGTGTACGCCGCACGGAGTCTGTCCGACAACACCTTGTCCTGCTTGGCGGCCAACTCGGAGCCGATAAGCGTCAGGGCCGACAGCGTCTCAGCCGCCGCGATGCGCTGCGCCCATGACTCCGCGCGCGAGTCGCCCGACGCCGGGAACGGCACCACCTGCGCAGGGGGCGCCGCGTTGCGAGGCGCGACGCCACTGGCCGCGTTGCCGTCGTCATCGTCGTCCGGCGCGACACCCACCAACGCACTCAGCGCGTACCGCCGCGCGTAGGTGATGGCGCTCCCGACGCCTTGGGCCGTCGGTTTCTCGACAGGCATCGTCAACACTGACGACACCGACTCGCCCGACTCGTGCAGGAGCCGCGTCTCGACCGTCACCGACGCCTTGTCGGCCGCCGTCACCAGTTGCACCACCGCAAGACCGTTGCTCGACAGCGGCTCTCGGCAGGCGTCCCACACCGACGCGAGGTCGGCGTAGCGCTTATTGAAGGCCGGGTTCGTCTTGTCCTTGGATGCGCCCGCCATCACGCCCTGCGCCTTCGCCAGCGCCCTTGCGAGCGCACTCCCAGTCGTCGTCTCAGCCATGTTCCACCCCTGCGCCGCGTTGCGGCCGTCCGTACAGCGTCACCACCGTCTGAATCTCCGCCTCCAGCAGCACGCGGCCGCCGAACGCCGTCCACACGTCGAGCGCGCGCCACTCGCGCGACTGCGTGTCGAGGAGCCACCCACGGCCTCCCTCGACCCACATGGGCACGCGGCCGCCGACAAGTAGGACGAGCGCGCTCACTGGCCACCTCGAGCCTTCGCGATGGCGGCACGCGCGATTTCGTCTGGATAGCTGGCGGCATCCCAACCCCCGTCAGAACCGTAATTGCTCGGGTCGGCGATTCGCTCCAGCGCCGCGAGCATGTCCGGCGCGGCGGCGATGAGGCGAGCGTTGGCCTCCTGATTGAGCGCGCCGCCAGTCAGCCACGCAACCGACGACATGCCGTTGCCACCAACTCCCACCGACCGCTGCGAAGAAACGTGCGCGACCATCGGGTGGTTTACGACTTTCCACGGACCCGGCGTGTGCGCGCTCATGGCCGCATCCCCAGCTCGCGGTAGAGGCGCGCCACGCACTCGCGAAGCAACTTCTCGCTCTGACGCAACTCCGCGACGGTGACGGTCGTCGTCGCCACGCCCGCCAGCACCCCGCGCGCCGCGTCGGTGATGTCGTTGCACAGGTCCTCGACGGCCTCCACCTGCGACGGGCCCACCTCGTCCGGGTCCGGCTGCGCTGCCTCGTGTCTTTGGTATTCGTCCACTGTCCACCCCTAGATACCTGCGAGATACGGACTCGGCCGACTGCACCGCTCGCCACTCACGCCCACGCCGCCCGCCCGTGCCGCCGTTGCCGACGGTGAAAGCACAGTAACCGCACACGGCCCGCCTGTCAAGCGCGTGCTAAACGATTCGTCCCGTGTTAGATAACGGCGCATGACACCTGCCCTACTCGACCTCCGACCCACCCACGCCGCTCTCCTGCGCGCCGTCGCCCACGACGGCAGCGTCCGCAGCCTCGCCCGGTCGCTCGGGTGGAGCCCAGCCCAAGTACACCAGTATCTCACCCGCCTCGCAGGCTGGGGCCTTGTGCGCAGCACCGACCGCACGTGGCTCGTCACCCCTACCGGGCAGGCCGTGACGCGCGGACTGACGCACGCCGAAGCCGCCTATGTGCGCGAAACCACGGGCGAAGTCGAAAATCGACCATCGCGCGCTTGACACTGTGTCTAGTCGTGTCTATACATATCTCACGACGGCGGCACTGACGCCGCGTCGCACCGGAGAGACGACGATGAACCGCACCACGCACTTCTACAACCGCAGCGGGCAGGTCGAGACGAAGGTCACCGAGAGCAACGAGGCCGAAATCTCGAAGCTGGCCTCGATGGGTCGCGAGTGGCTGGCGGAGCAGGCCCGCCGCGCTCACCAGAACGCCTTCGACAACGCCAAGTCCGGCGGCTGGCGGGCGGCGATGGAGGTTCGATTGGCTGACTTTCGGGCCGCGTGGCGGCTGGCGGCGTAACCACCCGCCCGACCCCTCACCGGGTCGGGCCCGTCGCAGGGCGACTGCTCGCCCGCCCTGCGTAGGACTCCACTGGCGAGCCGAGAGACGACGATGATTACCACTACTATCCAGATGACCGCCGCCGACGCCGCCAACGAGACTCACCTCCTGTCCGTGATGGACGCCCGCGCGGAGGACGCGCTCGCGCGCGACTCGCGTCGACCCGGCAAGGTGCGCGTGGTGGTCGAGGTCGACGGCGCGGTGGTGCGCGAACACACCTACTCGGCCTAATCACCCGCCCACGGAGACACGACGATGACCAACAACAACGCCCGCATGAGCCTCAACAACATCCGCCGCACCACCACGCCGGAGTACCTCGGCACCGAGGCGACGCAGGCCGACGTGAAGAGCTACCTCCAGTTGTTGGCGGCGAACTGGCCCACCGACGACGCGGACGAGGTGGTCGACAACGACACCGCCGAGTTGGTGCAGTCGCAGACGTTTCGCGCGTGGTGCGCGCTGTGACCGCGCCCGTCGGCGTCGTCGTGTCCGTCTCGCCTCGAGGCACCCGCACCGTGCGGTTGTCGGACGGGCAGGAGGTGTTCCTCAGCGTCGAGCAGGCCGCTGCGCTGCTGACGGCCTTGGCTGCGGACGGCGAGGTGCATACGGCGTGGCTGCACGGGAGGGCTCGGTAATGGGCGGCCAACGACTCGACGACGACGCAACGGAAGCCCGCGTCGTGCGCCTGGCGCGCGAGGGCGGACGCACGCCCAACAGCCTCGCTCTGGAGTGCGGCATCGGTCACATGGTGGTGCGCCGAATCCTCCGCGAGGCCGGCATCAGTCTCGCTGGCGGTGGCGACACGCGCGAGGTGTCCCGCGGCCACGTCGCGGCGGCGCTGGCCGAGCGCGAGGCGGGGAGGCCGCTGGTGGTGGAGTCGCTGACGCAGCGGCTCGAGCGGCTCGTCCCTGGGGCCGAGGTGGACTGGGTGGCCTCGCGCAACGAGTGGAGCGTCTGGCGCGACCGCGTGCTCGCCACCGGCCACACCGAGCGCGAGGCCGTGGAGAAGGCCATCGCGCTGTTTGGGGGACGGCGATGACTTGACGCACCCGCGCCCGTCGTGAGACGGTGCGCGACGACCGACGGGTGCAAGCCGTCGGGTGACCTCAGAGAGCGGCAGTCCAGCTCGCCCCACGTTGCGCCCGCTTGCACCGGGTTCGGCGTGGGGTTCGTTTTTTTCGAGGAGATGAACGGTGAAAATCAAGTTTGTTGTCGATGGTGATGGCGTGACGATCGAGGATGAGCACGGCAAGGTTTGGTGTGGTGAGAGACACGGCTTCGTGCATCCCGAGAGCGATTACTTCCAACTCTCGGACGACTGCGTCGAGGAGCGATTCGCTACGCTGTCGCGAGCGGTTTGCAGCGCCAAGTGGCTTCCAGACATTCCAGTTGCAGCCCTTTGCAGGGTGATGAGGCCGTGAGCAACATTTCTGTCGACCTGAAGGTCATCGAGGTGACCGGGCCGATGGTGGCGCGCGCCCTCGGCGAGCCCTTAGCGTACACCTTGGGCTGCCTCAACCTGCTGTGGCACCGCTGCTGGAGCCTCAAGACGGACACCATCACGGCCGTGGGGCTTACCGGCATCTTCGGGCCCGAGAAGCTCGACGCTCGCATCGCGCTGCTGGTTGACGCGGGCTTTTTGGAGCCATTCGGCACACACTTCCGAGTCCGTGGCGCGGAGCGTTATTTGCGCATCCGGGAGGGCAACTCCAAGGGAGGACTCGCCGCCAAACGGAACCTCATCCCGGGCGGTCCGAGGGCATCACGAGCCGAGGTTGAGCCGAGCCCCCAAGCCGAGGGGGAGCCGAGAGGGAGCCCAGCGAAGGGCTCGGCTCCGCTCGGCTCTTCACCGAACACCGAACACCGAACACCGAACACTAGAAAAGAAAACAACACTGTCGAGCAAGCTCGACTGCCGGTCATCAGCGAGGACCGCATCACGCAAGACGAGACCGACGTGTGGCAGCACTGGAAGCACGTCATGGCGCACCCTAAGGCGGTGTTGACGAAGGACAGGCTGAAGCTGATTCGACGATGGCTGCCCGTGTACGGCGTCGAGCGCTTGCAGTCCGCCATCGATGGGTGTCGCCGAAGCCCGCACCACCGAGGCCAGAACGACCGAGCCACCGTGTACGACGACCTTGAGCTGATTCTGCGCGACGCGAAGCACATCGAGATGTTCGAGAACATGCCGAGGGCCGCATGAGTCGCGACCTCGAACTCGCAGCCCTGCAGTCCCTCTGGAGTCTTGGCAACGCGTCGCCCGAGGTGGCGCAGCGCGTCCTCGACGAGACGGGCGCTGGCGTCGTCGACGTGGCGGACGAGGTGTTGCGCCCGCTGTGGGCCGCCGTGGAGGAGCGCATCCGCGCGCGGCGCCCGCTGGACACGGTGGCGATGGCGCAGTCCTTGGCCCCGTTGGGCGTTCACCCGGCCGTGGTGGCGTCGCTGGCCGAGTGGGTGCTGCCTGGTGTCGAGCGTGAGCGCCTGCTGGCCCTGCGTGACGCGGCTGCGCGGCGTCGGTGCCTTGACGCGATGCGACTGGCGGCCGGTCGACTCAAGGGCGGCGCGCCGCTGGCCGAGCTCGAGGCTGAGTTGCGCGCGCTGCCGGCGCTGGTGTCGGGGGTGAAGCCTCGCGTGCGCAGCGCCAAGGGCGACACGGGGCGCATCCTCGATGCAGCGCAGGAGGCGTGGGACAACAAGCGCGGGCCATCGCTGCGGACGGGCTACGACGAGTTTGACGCCGTGCTGCGGTTGACGCCCAACCTCCACGCGGTGGGCGCACACCCCGGCGTCGGCAAGTCTGCGTTGGTGGCCGGACTCGTGCGGGCGTGGACGCACCAGGGCGTCACGGTGGGCGTGCTGGCGTACGAGGACGACGGGCTCGACCTGCAACGGCGCATCCTCGCGGCGGAGGCGGAGCTCGACCTCTCGGCCGTGTCGGGCGACCGACTGCTCGACAACGACGAGATGGGCCGGTGGGCGGCGGGGCACCGCGTGCGCGAGGAGGCCGAGCGATTCTTGCTCATCGACGACGAGCACCCGCGCGGGACGGTGGCCGAAGTGTGCGCGTCGCTGCGGACGATGCGCGCGCAGGGCGCACAGGTGGCCATCCTCGACAACCTTTCGTGCGTGCGCATGGATGTCGACGACGAGCGGCACCTCGCCATCGAGGCGGCGCTGCTCGAGATTCGCGAGACGGCGCTGGCGCTGCGCATGCCGGTCATCGTCGTGGGGCACCTCAAGCGCAGCATGACGTCGGCCAACGAGGTTGCGACCGAGCCGCGGTTGACGGACTTCGCTGGGGCGGCGTCGTGGGAGCGATTTGCGCGGAGCTGTTGCGGCATGTGGCGCGGCGAGTCGGGGCCGATGCTGGTTGTGCTGAAGCAGAACGCGGGGCGCGTCGGTGACCGGTTTCACGTCGACATGCTGGAGAAGGCCGCGTGCGTGACGGGGCTGCGATTGGCGCCGTCCGAAGAGGCCAGGACGACACGGAGGAGCTACTGATGCAAGGGTGGAACGAAGAGGGCCTCGACTTGCTGCGGCGGGTGCTGGCGCGTGCGGCGTGTCACCACCGAGGCCACGACTGGCGCGAGGCTGCACCGAGGCCGGACGAGGCAATGGCGGCTATCTGGCGGCCGGTGGTGCTGTGCTGGCGGTGCGGGCAGCTCGACGTGGGGCAGCGATGACGCCCTATCACCGACACGAAGCCGAGGAGCGCCGCCGCGACCGATTCGAGGCGCTGTGCCACACCCTGACGCTGCTGGCGCTGGCGGGACTGGCGTGGTGGCTGTCGTGAGTCACCCCAACTACGCGAGGGCTAGGGCCGCGGCCGACGACGCGCGCAAGCGCGAGACGGAGCGACGGTGGGCGCAGGCGCTCGAGCGCGCCGAGGCGTACACGCGAGGCGAGCGGGCCGTGATGGAGCCGTTGGACGTGCGGTTGCTGTTGGACGCAGTGCGAGCGAAGGGGACAACGTGATGGTGTCTGACGAATTCCGACAGAAGGCCCTGGCGATGGCGCACGTCTGGATGCACGACGCCACCGCCTTGGCGTCCGCGCGGTACGAGCTGCGCAACCCGCTCAACGGCAGCGGCGGCACCACGAGGGGCGCGCGCATGGCGGCAAATGCGCGACGGTCGAAGGAACGACAGCTTGGCGCGTTGCTGGCGGCGCAGTTGGGGTGCGCGGCGGCCATTCGCGACGGCCGTCGGTGCGCGGTGGTGCTGACGCGCGTGTCGCCGAGGCCGTTCGACGACGACAACCTCGCGGCGGCGTTCAAGTCGGTGCGCGATGGAATGGCGGCCCGCTGGGAGGTGGACGACGGCGGCCCTGATGTGGTGTGGCTGTACGACTGGTGCAAGGGGACTGACGCCCGTGTCGAGGCGCGGCTATGGTGGTTGGAATGAGCGACGAGGTGACGCAGGCGCAGGAGCGACGGTGGACGGCGCAGGTGGTGGCCGCGCTCGTCGAGGTGGTGCGCGCGGAGGTGCCGGAGGACGAGCGCGCGGACGTGCTGGACGACATGGCGTTGGCCCTGGCGCGGGCGGCCGAGAGTGAAATCCGGTCGCGGCGCTACGTCGCACACACCGGCAGCCCGGAGGTGGAGTCGTGACGCCTGACCGACACGGCTACGCCCCATGCGGGCGCTGCAAGACGCTGCGGCCGGTAGCGCACCTGGTGACGTTGACGATGCACGCCCAGGGCGCGTCGGTGGAGCGCGTCGAGTGTGCGGACGCGGGGTTCTGCAGTCGCGCGGCGGGCGTGGGCAAGGGCGAGATGCAGTCTCCACAGATGGACGGGTGATGGATGGCCAAGCCAGGGACATTCCAGAAGGGCGACGGCCGACGACGCGGGCCGCCTCCGTTGCCTGCCGAGATTCGGGAGGCGTTTCGCGCGGCGTCGCCGAAGGCGCTCGAGACGCTCCAGTCCGTCATGCGTCGTTTCGACGAGGGCGACGCCGCCGTGCCCGCTTCGGCCGCTGTGAGTGCGGCCGTCGCGGTGCTGGACAGGGCGTGGGGCAAGCCGCAGTCGGCGCCGGAGGACCTCGACGCGCTGACACAGGCGACGCGCCCCCTTCGCGACGTCGCCACCGATGCGCTTGCGAGGTTGGCCAAGATGCCGCATGACGACGACGAGTGACGACGACGCCCGAGTAGCGCTGGAGTCGCGTCGCGAGCTGTGGCGCCGCGGCGCATGCCACGCATACCTGCTGGACGAGGCCGGTCCGACGGGCGGGCAGCGTGCGTGGTTCCACATGCTGAACGACATTCCCCCCGGGCGTTGGGCAGCGCTTGAGGTGTCTCGCCAGCGGGGCAAGACGTTCACGGTACTGGCGTGGTTGTTCCAGTCGCTCGGGTTGCGCAGCCAGCGCGGCGTCTTCCTCGCGCAGACAGGCGCCAACAGCTTGAAGATCGTCGACCAGTTCATCAAGGATGTCGGCAACAGCTTCCCGCCAGAGTGGGGCGTGGAGTTGGTGGACGGCGAGGTGCGGTTCGCGAATGGGTCCGAGGTGGCCGTTTTCGGGACGGACAACGCGCAGTTTCGCCGCAGCCGTGGCCGAAACGCCCACAAGGTGGTGTTGTCGGAGGCTGGCTTCTACGCGTCGCTCGCCGAGGTGGAGAGCGTCTACATTCCGCAGCTTCAGACGACGGGCGGCGTTGGCGTGTATGAGTCTTCGCCGGCCGAGAATCCGGCCCACGACTTCAGCAAGCGGTGCGACGCCTCCATGGCCGTGGGACGGTACGTGCGCGACACCTTCTGGAGCAACCCGCGCATCGACCACGAGGCCATCATCCGAGGTGAGATGGAGCGACTGCGCATGACGCGCGAGGAATTGTTCGCGTCCACGGCGTTCCGTCGGGAGTTTCTCGCGCAGCGAGTGACGGAGGAAACGCGCGCGGCCGTGCCGGCATGGACGGACGAGGCGGCGGCCGAGCTCGTCGGCGACTGGGTGCGTCCAGAATACTTCGACGGCTACGTGGGGCTCGACGTCGGGCGTTGGGGCGACCCGCACTTTGGCTTCCTCGGCTACCACGACCCGGCCACCAACACGTTCACGGTGGAGCACGAGCTCGAGATGCGAAGCGCTCCGACGCACATCGGCGGATTCATCGACGAGATGCGGCGACTCGAGCGTGAGGCCTGGGGCGTCAACCGGTGGGAGGGGACGCTCTACGGCGTTACGCGCGAGGACATTGCACAGTGGCCGGAGCATCTGCGCTATCTCTGCGACGCGAACGCGCCGCGTCAACCGTACCTGCGAGTCGGAGACGACGACGCGCGGCTCGTCATCGACGTGCGAGCGACGCACGGCTACGGCGTGGTGCCCGCGCAGAAGGCCGACAAGTACAAGGCCGTCGACGACCTCAACCAGCGCGTTCGCGAGCGACGCTGGCGCGTGCACCGGCGGTGCGTGCGCACCATCGAACAGTACCGGTCGACGTTGTGGAACCGCAGCCGCAGCGAGTGGGAGCGCACGGAGAGGGACCACGGCGACGCGGTGGACGTTTCGCTGTACGTGCAGCGCGTCATCCGCTGGCACCGTGACTGCCGCCCGCCGACGCCGCTGCCGCCTGAGTTGACGGCCTCCATGCCCCGCAAGCCGACGCCCCAAGGGTGGACGGGCGTGTTTCGCCGGTGAACTCAGGGAACTACTTCCCCGAGTGGGGAACCTCCGGTGAACTCGAGGTGAGGCAGGGATGTGCGTCCCGCGCTTTTGCGACACGCACACTCAGTGCTATGCCGTCAAAATGCGCCCCTCGTCCGCCGCAATTGGCAACCGTCGTGTGTATTGGGCGGCTGAGCCCGAGTCGAAGCGGGCTGCGGCGCGGGCTATCGAGCACTGGGCGTGGGGACAGGGGCAGATGTGGCGCAGCGGGCGCATGTCGCGCGCGCTGTCGCTGGTGTCGGCGTACTACGGTCGCGGCGTGAAGGGCGACTCCACCTCGAGCGACCTTGAGCTGGGCGGCGACGCGGGCGAAACAACTATCGCGCACGTCAACGGAATTGCGCCGCTCATCACCAACGTCGTCGGCCTCATCGCGGGCAGACGTCCCGCAGTGAAGCCGGTCGCCACCAACGGCGACGCGACGTCGACGGCGCAGACGCGACTCGCCGCGCAACTCCACGAGTACTACGACAGGCGGGACGGCGCGCCGGAGCTCGAGCTCGACGCCGTGCGCGGTGGCGTCCTGGCTACGTCGTGGTGGGTGGTGCAGTCGTGGTTGCGGCAGGCAGGCGACGTGTACGCACTAGGCCCCAACGGTCAGCCTCGCTACGAGGGCGACCTGCTGATGCTGACGCTTCCGCCGTGGTGCGTGGCTGCGGACCCGGTGGCGCACAACGTGGATGCGCGGCGGTGGGTGGTGTTTCGTCAGCGCGCCAACCGATGGGACTTGGCGGCGCGTGCGGGCGACCCCTACGTGCGCGAAAAGCTGGAGCGCGGCGCGACGCTGGCGCCAGCCGGGTTGTCGCAGTGGCTGCCGCAGGGCGCCGTGAGTCGGTACAACGACATGGACGCGCTGCTTGGGCAGGACATGCCCGACGAGGACGCCGTGACGGTGTGGGAGGTGCGGCACCTGCCGACGCCCGCGCTGCCCAAGGGCCGACTTATGCAATTCGTCGATGAGGACTGCATCCTGTTCGACTCGGCTGCGGTGGGCGTCGACGGTGGCTTGTTGGTGGACGAGACGACGGGCGAGGAGTCATACACGCCGCCGTCCGAAGTGCGCGACGTCGGCTACCCGTACGCCAAGCGAGAGCTCCACGCGTACGAGTACGCGCCGGAACGCGTCGTCGGTTCCAGCAACGGACACAGCGCCAGCGTCAACCTGCTGGGGCTGCAGCGGGTGATGGACATCTGCACGACAAGCATCGCGACCGGCATCGACCGCCTCGGCATGGCACTGCTGTGGGGCGGTCCCTCGGGTGAGCCGCAGAAGCCGCTCGACTTGGGCCGCGGCGTGCAACTGCTCGACACGCCCAACCGGCCCGAGGTGGTCGACCTCCCCGCCGTGAAGCCTGAGATGGTTTCGGTGTTTGACTTTGCCCAGTCGCAGTCGCGGCAGACGGTGGCGCTCAACGACACGGTGATGGGTGCGCCGCCCAAAGGCATGCCGGCGTCGGCGCAGGCGCTGCAGCGCGCGCAGGCCGTCCAGTACCACCAGGTGTCGCAGGCCGAGTACGTGCGCCTCGTGGAGCGCGTCAGCAACGGGCGCTTGGTGATGCTCAAGCGATTCGCCAAGTCGAAGCGCATCGCCGAGATTGCGGGCCGCGATGGTGCGTACGAGGTGCTCGAGTGGAGCGCCGAGGACATTGAGGGCGTCGAGCGTTTCCGTGTCGAGCCGGTCGACCCGATGTCCACGTCGTTCGAGGCGCGCCAGGCCACGGCAGAGTTCCTTGCCGGCAAGGGGCTGCTCTCGCCGGAGGGGTTCTTGGGTTTCCTGCAGACAGGCAACCTCGAGGCCGAGCTGCGCCCGCAGACGGCGTGGAAGGAGTTGGTCGAGCGCAACAAGGCGCTGCTGCAGCAAGGCGTGGGACTTCCGCCGACCGACGTTGCCCAGTCGATGGCCACGGGCGAACCCGTCTTCGTCGAGGACGGCCAGGTGCACGTGCGGCCGCTGAAATCCGACCCACACCACGTCGCGATTCCCGCCTACTTGTCGGTTGCGAACGACCCAAACATCCGCAGCCGCAACCCCGACGTCGTTGAGGCGGCGCTCTCGGTGGTGCAGGAGTCGATGCGCCTGTGGGTGGCGTGCACGCCTGACGAGTGCCGCGCATTCGGCCTGCCGCTGTTGCCGTCGCATGAGATGGCCATGGCCATGCCGCCGATGTCTTTGGGTGCGTCTGTCGACGGAGCGCCGCCCGAGGAGGGCGTCACCGAAACGGGCTTGCCCGAGGAGTCGCCCGCCCTGCCGGAGCCGCCTGTTGACCCGCTGACTGGAGAGCAGGACACCACCGAGAGTCTTGGAGGACTCGACGCATGAGTGAAGCCGCCGCCGCTGCACCCGCCGCAACCCCCACTGCCACGTCCGACGCCGCGCCCGCTGCTCCAGGGGCCGCGCCCGGGGCGCCAGCAAAGGCCACCGAGACGAAGGCGCCCGAGTCGGAGTGGACGCCCGATTCCGAGAAACAGTTCTTCGAGCTGATGAAAAAGTCGCCCTACGGCAAGCTCAAGGCGAACGGCAAGGAGGAGGTGCTCGACTCGCCGGAGAAGGTGCGCGCGGCGCTTCTCGATGCGGCCCGAGGGCGTGGCGCAACGAAGGTGGCCGCCGAGGCAAAGCAGGCCAAGGCCGAGGCCGCCGAGGCCAAGCGCCAGGCCGAGCTGATGGCGCGGGCGCTCGACGGTGACGACGAGGCGCTCGCCGCGCTGGGCCGAGAGAGGCCCGAGGCCAGGGCGCAGCGCGAAAAGGCGCTTGCGGAGATTCCGCCCGAGGTGCGCGAACTCATCGAGGAGAGGAACGAGCTCGCCCGTCAGCTCCAGGAGCGAGAGGCGGCGACAAGACAGGAGCAAGCCAAGCGCGAGTCGGAGAGGAAGCGCGCGCAGGCGGAACAGGCTCGCACCGACGGCCTCGCGCTGGCCCGCAAGCTGGCCGAGAAGTTGACGGCGGCGGGTGGCGCCGAGGCTGCTGAAGCGCTTCTCCCCTACGTCGTCGAGCAGTGGGAGGCGTTGCTCGAGGTGGGCCTTGAGGCGGGCGTCGACGTGACGGAGGAGCACGTCATCGCCGCAGCACAGCGGGCGTTCGAGGAGGACACCTCGAAGCGTTTCGAGCGACTCCAGCCCAAGACGTTTCTCAGCGGCGCGTTGAAGCGACTCGAGGCGCTGCCGCCTGACGACGTCGTCGCCGCGTTGTCGCCGGCCGCCGCGCAGAAATGGGCGCGTGCGCTGGCCCGACGCATCACCTCCTCGCGCACCGAGACGCAGCCCCGGCCCGCGTCGCAGTCCTCGGTCGAGTCAAAGCGCATCGAGCCCGTGGCGAAACTGCCGCCGCTCTCGCCGTTTAGGTTCGGGCGGTAGCATGGGCGCGCCTAACCCGCCGGTAGTGTTGACGGCCGTGGCGCCAACGTCGACGGTGGTTGTCGAATTAGACGTGCGCGAGGCCGAGTGGGTGACGATGCAGCTCGACAACCGCGACGCCAGCCAGACATTCAACGGTACCATCGAGCGTCGACAGTCGCCGCAGGCCGAGTGGGCGCCGTCGACGCTGAGTGACTTCTCGGGCGTCGGGCCGCTGTCCTCGGTAGTGGCAGACCTGGATGTGTCGGGAACGGGTTTCATGCGCCTCGTGGGCACCATGTCGGGCGCGGGCGGCGACGTCGCGACGTGCACGCGCGTGGGGGCGAGGAAGCCATGACGGCGGCCGCGTTTCTTGCCTTCGTGCTGTCCCAGGCGCCTACGACGTCGGGCCTCAACCTCAACACGCAACCAATCGACGGCCGCCAGAACGGCGCGCGCCTGTCGAAGTGGCGGCAGTGGGCCATCGACTGCCGCAGCGGAATGACGTGCGCTGCCGACGGCGGCGTGCTGACGCTCAATGCCTCGGGCGGGGGTGGCGGTGGAGGCGCGCCGGTTGACGGCGGGTACGTCGTCTGGACGTCGGTCGGCTCCACCAACGAGCGCGTGCTGACGGCAGGGACGAACGTCACGCTAGACACCTCGACGCCGGGGCAGCTCGTCGTCAACGCCTCCGGCGGCGGCGGCGGCTCTGTCAACACGGCATCTGGCTCGGCTTCGTTTGACGGTGGCTCGCTCGACGCGCGCACGACCGTCACGGCAGCTTGGGTCACGCCCTCGAGCGTTATTGTCTGCACGCCCACGGGCGAGGAGGCCAGCGTTGAGGGCCTCGTCACCACAGTGCTCTCGCAAAGCTCGGGTTCTTTCGTCGTCCGCGCGGAGCCGCGCCACGGCTCACACTGGGGCGCCATGCCCTTCGTCTGCATCGGGAACTGAACATGCGCATCGCACTCCTCGCCGCACTCATCGCAAGCTCGGCCTTCGCCGACGTCACCGTCAACGGCACCGTTCGCGTCGTCGCCGACGGCGGACTGCAAATCACCGACGAGTTTGGCGACCAGCTCGTCTTCACCGACGAGCGAATGGACGTTGGGCGCGACACCCCGCTGTTCACCGACCGCTTCGTCGGCACGGCGGTAGCGGCGAACAACAAGTGGATGCAGAGCCTCCTCACGATGACTGCCCCTGTCAGCGCGGGCGCCATCAGCCTCAACGCAGGCGCCTCGGTGCTAGCCAACACCTACGCGACGCTCGCCACCACATCGAAGTTTCGCGGCTACGTCGACGCGGCGCTCGTCGTGCAGGTTCGCGCAAGACCGGTCAACCTGCCGCAGACGAACGCGGTTGCGGAGATAGGGTTGGGCAACGCCACCGCAAACACAGCCCCCACTGACGGCGCGTTTTTTCGGTGGACGAGCAGCGGCGGTTTCGAGTGCGTCATCAGTCGTGGCGGCGTCGAGACATCGGTGGCCATGACCGCGCCAGTCCAGAACGTCTACTCAATCTTCAGCATCAGAACGAAGGGCGACCGACAAATTTGTCGGTTCATCACTCCGAGCACAGGCGCAGACGTGCGCGCAGTTATCGCCCTCGATGCCGCCGCTCCAAGCGCATTCAACGAGGCGCCGGGCGGGTTGATTCGTCTCTACAACGGCGCGACCTCACCTGCGCTGGCACCACAACTCATCGTCGGTCTTTTCGAGCTGTCCAAAAAGGTTCTCGACGAAGCGCGTCCGCCCGAGGTTGCGGCGGCCATCGCCGGTCAGTCGGCTGTCACCACCCCTACGACTGGAGTGCAGGCGGCCAACAACGTCAACAGCGCCGCGCCAGCAAGCGTAGTGCTCAACAACACTGCGGCTGGATACTCGACGCTTGGAGGCCGGTGGCAGTTCCTAGCGGTGGCGGGTTCCGTGAACGACCTCATCCTGTTTGGCTACCAAGTGCCAACGTCGTACCGGTTCGTTCTGACGGGCATCTCAATTTCCACCTGCAACACTGTCCTCGCGGTGGCCACGACGCCAACCGCGTTTGAGTGGAGTCTCGGGGTCAACTCCACCAACGTTTCGCTGGCCACGGCGGACGCGACGGGAGCCTCTCCGACGACCGCCCCGCGACGAATCAGTCTCGGCAAGCAGTCTTTGCCCATCGGCGCGACACCGGAGCAATGCGCCCCCGACCTCATCCGGGACTTTCACTCTCCGTTGACGGTGGAGTCCGGGCGGTTCCTGCAAATCATCGTGCAAGTGCCAGTCGGAACCGCAACCGCCACGGAGATTTTCCGAGGCACCGTCACTGTTAACGGCTATTTCGAGCAGTGAGGAGCGCAATGGACATCGACCACATCCTGAGCGGCATCGCAGTCTTCCTCGGCGGCCTCGCGGCGTGGTTCGCGCGTCGCGCCGGCACCAACCAGACGCGCCAGTCGCTCGAAGGCCTCGTGCGCGATGCGTGCGACTACGCCGCGCGCCACGCACAGCCAGGCATCGCCACCGAGAGGACGGCGCTCGACGCCGCGCGTCTCGGCGACGTGCGGGCCGACGGCAAACGGGACTTCTCCGACGCGACGCTCATCATCGCCATTCGGGCCGAGCTCGCCCGACGCTCCCAGCCGCAGGTGGCGGCGTCCTCCGCTTCCGAGGGCGTGCGCAAGTAACGGCGGCAGCGCGCAACGGGACACCTCCAACCCGCCTGGGTGCGCGCCGTTTGGCCCACGAGACGGGCCGCTTGCAAAACCACCCGCACTGTGAGTCAATGCGGGCAACACGCAGGCACGGCTCAACCTGAGTCGACGAGGCGCGGCTACCCCAACGGGCCCGCCTACCTCCGAGAGGCAGGGCGACTACCGACGCCGACGCGGACGTTTCGTGTCGTCTTCGCAGTCCACCCCTTCGCGCCACTGGCGCACCCTCACGGAGTTTTTCAATGCCCGCAATCACTGGTTCCGCAGAGCAGGTCGGCCTTTTCATCGACGCCTGGAGCGACAACGTCGTCGAGGCGTTCCGCAACCTCACCCCTGTCCTCGCCGACATGCCAATGTCTGCGGCCGAGCTCGTCGGCGGCGTCTACCACCAGCCGGTGCGCCTCTCGTTCGAGGCCGGACAGACGTTCGCCCCCGCGTCGCCGCCGTCCGGCTCGGGCGCCAGCATCATCCCTGGTGTCGGTCGCACCTACGTCGGGCCCCGCGCGGGCTTCGTCGGTGACGCGCAGATTCGAGGCATGCAGATTCACGGACGCACGGCGATTCCGTACGAGGCCATCGCGCGCTCGACGAGCAACGTCAACTTGTCGATGAACGCGACCGACCGCAAGAAGGCCGTCCGCGGCGCCAGCAAGACGGCGCTCGAGGGCCTCATGATGGGCACGCTCAAGAAGGCCGAGGCGCTGCTTCTGCACGGCGGCGAAGGCCTCGGGCAGGCAGAGGCCATCACCAACAGCACCTCGAACGTCGTCGCCACCACCTACGAAGGCGTCAGCGGTTTCGCAATCGACGTCAGCATCAGCCCTGCGACGTGGAGCGAGGCCATCTGGACTGCCTTCGAGGGCCACACGTTCGACATCTTCGCCGACACCTCGGGACTCCCGACTGGCGCGAAGCTGAACACCGCGGCCAACACCCTGCTCAACGCGGGCGTGTCGCAGAACGGCTACGTCCTCATCGCCGTCAATCCGGCCACGGCGCTCACCAACGGAACCGTGTCCGGTCGCGTGCTGCGCTTCTGGCACTCTACGGGGACTGCGGGCGCCATCGGTACCGGCGTACTGGGCGGCTGGGCGACGAGCGGCACCGCGTCGGCGAACAACGTCCATGTCTGCTTCGAGTCGGCTGGCCCCGGCGTGGAGTTCACCGGTCTCGGCCTCTGCGCGGCGTCCACTGGAACGCTGTTCAACGTCGACGGCGCGTCCTTCTCCGTGTACCGCGGGAACGTCAACGCCAACGTCGGGCCGCTGCGTCTCTCGGGCCTCGTGCGCGGCCTCTCGCGCTCGCTCAACAAGGGCGCGCAGGGCAAGCGCCTCCGTGCGGTGGTGCCGACGGAGCTGTTCGCGCAGTTCGCCAACGACGAGTCCACGCTGCGGCGGTACGCGTCGACGACGGGCAGCGCGGAAAACGGCTTCGAGTCAATTCAGATGTACCTGCCGCACGGCGCCATCCTCGAGGTGCTCGGCCACGGCCTGCAGAAGGACGGCCGCGTGCTGTGCTACGTCCCTGAGGACACCAAGCGCATCGGCTCGCAGGACCTGGGCATGGTGACGCCGGACGGCCAGGGCGGGCGTGAGGCGCTGACGCTGCACCTCGCCAACCAGCCGAGCGGCGAAGTCCGCCTGTTCGGCCAGTACGCGCCGTTCCCTGCGACGCCCGGGCACATGACGCTCTTCACCGGCGTGACGTTCTGATGTCCACCTGACGCGGGGCTGGCCTTGCGGCTGGCCCTGCGTCGTCACGGAGACGCGCACATGTCCAACCTCACCATCACCATCAACAGCGAAACGCTGATGGGCCTCAGCGCTCCGGCCTTTGCTCGCAGCAACGGGCAGGCGGGCGGCCGAGAAGTCATGCAGCAACTCGTCAACGAGCTGACCGCAGTGATGTCGGGCCTGCGTGCGTCTCCCTCTGTGCACGTCAACTGGAGCGACACCGTCGCGCTGGGTGACGACGCGGCGGCCACGCCTGCGGCGGCGCTCCTCGTCGGCTCGACGCTGTCGGGCTCTGTCGGCGGGACCATCGCTGGCACGGCCGTCACCGCGACGGCGGCGGGCGGCGACACGGCGACGCAGACGCTGGTGGCTGCGGCCATCAACGCCAACACCACCGTGAATCGCGTCGTCAATGCCACCAACGTCCTCGCGGAGATGACGCTCGCGTCGGTGACGGCCGGACAGTCGGTGCAGGTGGGTGGCATCACCTTCACTGCCGTGGCAGCCGCGGCCGACGTGGTGCGTTTCGGGCAGTTCAACATCAACGGCACGGACACGCAGGACGCGCAAGCGCTGGCGCTGGCCATCAACCGTCACCCCGGCGCGGCGGCGCGGTTCATCGCGGTGGCCTCGACGACGACGGGCCAGGTGTTCCTCGCTCCGGTGGACAGGACGCGGGCGCTCGGGCCGTTCGACCGCATCGGCAACCTGCCCGCCACCATCACGGCGGCGCGGGCGGTGCCGGCGGCTGGTGCGCAGACGATGATCATCTCCAACCGCCCCGGCGCCGAGCAGAACGAGATTCGGCTAACGGCCAGCGGAACGGGGATGACTGCAGTCACCAACGGCGGAGCGGGCCTTCTCGGCGGTGGCCTCGGCGGCGGGCGCGCCGCGACTCGAATGGTGGTGGTTCCGTGAACAAGGGCGCGGTGGTGGCAGAGGTGCTGAAGGCCCTCGTGGAGACGTCGCGCAAGAAAAAGGCGCGCGACATCCTCATGCCGAAGGCTGCGCCCACGGCGGACGACTCGAGCGAGGAGATGCCCGAGGATGAGCTGGCCGTGCTGATGGCCATCGAGCCCGAGAACGAATCCGAGGACGACGAAGAGGAGGCGTGACGTGCTGACGGCGGACTTTATCGCGGCTGTCCGCCGGCAGGCGCAGGCCACCGCGCAGGTGTCCGACGCCGACGTGTTGGCGTGGGGCGACCAAGAGGTACGCGCCCACTACCTGCCCATGCTGCGAAAGATGCGCGCCGAGTACGGCGTGCGTCGGCTGCTTGTCGCCATCGCCAACGGTCGCGCGCGCATTCCCGACAGGGCGCAGGTGGCTGGCGTGCGTCTCGTGCAGTGGGTGACGGCCGGACAGTTGGTGTCGCTGACACAGTTGACGCCAGAGGACGACAGCGGCCCCACGGGCGCCTCGACGCCGCTGGGGTGGTACTTCGACGCTGGAGACATCTGCGTGGTGCCCGCCAATGCGCAGGGCCAATTGCTGATTCGGTACTACCAGACCGCGCCGCGAATGTTGTTGTCGTCGCTGGTGGCGCAGACTTCGCAAATTACCGCGGTGTCGGTCGGTGCCACCACGACAACGGTTTCGTTCAACGTGGGCACCACGGCTGTGGCTGGCGACATCATCTCTGCCGCGCCTGACCATCGCACTGTTTTGGCTGGCGTCGTCGACGGGATTGGGTTTACCGCGTTCAGTAACGTCGCCTACACCAACGCCGACCACGACGTTCCGGTGGCGCTCGGTGGCCCAGGGCGAACCATCCTCGTCGGTGACTGGGTGGCGCCCAACCAACAGACGCCGTTTGTGCCGCTTCCGGAGGAGCTCTCCTCGGCCCTGACGCACCGGGTGTCCGGGGCCATCCTCCGCGCACTGGGCTACCTCGAGGAGTCCGGCGCCGCGCTCGAGCTCGCGCGCGAAGCCGAGGCCGAGGCGCGGGTGCTGTTGGCGCCGCGCAGCGAGGGGAATCCGCGGTTTCTCACGGGTAGCATCGCCGCTCGTCTCGGCGGCTGGAGGTGGTGAGTGGCCTCCGTGCTGAATGTCGACTTCAAGGGCCTAGTGACGGCGCCCGGGCTGCTCATGCGCAGCCCTGCGTCGTGCACGGCCGCCGTCAACGCGCTGTTCGATGCGCCGGGGTTGGTGCGTAAGCGGCCCGGGTTTCAGCGCGGCACGTCGGGCACTGGCGCGGGCGTGCACGCGCTGCACACGTCACCCATCCTTGGCCCCTTGTTCCTCGTGCACGAGGGAAGCGGGGCGACAGGGACAGGAATGCGCCTGGCCTCAGGCTTTGCCGCAAGCATCGGCTTGTCTTCGGTGGACAGCAGCGCCGTGGACAGAAGTGTCGTGGGTGTGAAACAGCAGATGGCCCTGTCCGGCCGCAATCACTACCTGACGGCAGACAACGGAGTTCGGCGCGTGGAGTTGGCGAGCGGGCCCGTGCGGTTTGCCGGTATGCCTCGCGGGCTGTCGCCGTCGCAGGAATCCGGCCTCTACAATGTCCTCGTCGCCACCGCGCCAACGTGGCTTGCGCACAACTTCTCGGTGGCGTACCGCGCAACGTGGCATCGCGTCGACGCAGGCGGCATCGAGCTGGGCGGCGCGCCGACGGGCCGAGCCATCGTTCGAAACATCACAGGCACCACCGGACACTCGGGCGGCTCTGCGCGCAGCGTGTCGATTCGCGTTCCGGTGCCGCGGGAGTTCGGCACGCTGTCGACGGCGCTCACCACGTCGTATTTTTACCGTCTGTGGCGCTCCCGCCAATCGGCGACCGAGCCGGATGACGAGATGTACCTCGTGGCCGAGGCCTTCCTCACGTCAACAGACATCACCAACGGCTACGCCGTCGTCAACGACCTGACACCCGACGCCGTCGCCATCGGCAACGCGAGACTCCACACCAATCCCGTCAACTTCCCCGATGGAGAGCCGGGCGCCTTGAAAGCGGGCCAGTTCAACGCGGACGACCCACCGCCCGCCGCCAACGACGTTGCGACGTGGCGCGACTGCCTGTGGACGGGCGACATCACCACGTGGCCCGCGTACACGGCGCAGCTCCTCTCGGTGGGTGGCTCCGGTTTCGTGGCGGGCGACACGGTTTCCCTGGATGGGACGAATTTCCTCACGGGCAGCGCCGGTGCGCCTGGTGCGGGACAGTTTCAGGTGGTGACAACGCTCGGTACACTGTCGCTGAACATCGAGGCCACGGCGAGAAACCTCGTCGACCGACACAACAGCCTGTTCGCGTGTCTCGGCACGTCGCCGGTGTTTGCGTACTACGTCTCGCAGTCGTCGGCCGCACCGGGGCAAATTTTCGTCGAGACGAAGCAGTATGGGAGCGGCGCCAGTCCCACGACGTCGCGGCCCGCAGCGTTTCGGCTGCCATCGTCAGCCAGCCAAGTCGTGGCTACCAACCGAATCCGTTACAGCAAGCCCGGCCGCGCCGACGCAATGCCCGTCATCAACGAGTTCGACGTGGGGCCGCGCTCGTCGACGGTGCTGCGACTGGTTCCATACCGAGACAGGCTGCTCGTCTTCACCGACACGGGCATCTTCCAGGTGACGGGCTCGAGCTATGCCGACTTCGAGGTGTCGCCGTTCGACCTGACTTACCGTCTTCTCGGCCGCGGCCTCGTGGCGCTCTGCGACGACCGCGTCTTCGCGTGGTGCGCTGAGGGCATCATCGAGGTGGACGAGGGCGGTGTGCGAGTCATCTCCGCGTCGATTGAGCCAACCATCACGGCCATCGTTGCGGCGGCCGGAACGTCGCTCCCCTCCTACGGCTACGCCGTCGGTTACCGCCTTCAGCACCGCGTCGTCTTCATGTACCCGCCCGACGCGCTCTCTGGAGCTCGCGGGTGCATCCAAGGCTTGGCGTGGGACACACGCACGCAGGCGTGGAGTCAGATTTCGTTCACGGACGCAGAGCTGGCAGACAACGGATTCAAGTCGTGCGGCGTGGCTCGATTCAGTGACGACCGACTCGTGCTGGGGTGGTGGAACCCAGCCGGCGGCGACGGACAGGTGTTCGTCGAGCGTCGCGGGTTGACGGCCGCCGACTACACGGACGACGACGCGGCCGGGAACAGCGTCACCTACGCGTTTTCGCTGGCGTGGCAGTTCCAAGTCCCAGACGCGGAAGGCGCCGTGCACTGGCAGCAAACGGTGTTGCACTTCGACGGCGGCGAGTTCGCGTGGCGAGGCAACCCGACTGCAGTCACGCTGGCATACAGCACGGAGTGGGCCACGGGCACCATCACTCCCACCATCGCAGCGCCACCGCTCGGCGTGTCAGCCGTGTCTCGCGTCGAGATTCCGCGCGTGGTGCGCCGAGGACAACGACTGCGTCTCACCGTCACCGCGCCCGGTGGCGCATTCGGTCTCGTCGGCTTGTCGCAGTCGTACCGGCCGGGCACCCGTTTTGCGAGGCGTGACTGATGGCCACCGCGGCTCCCACCACCCTCCGTCGTGAGTCGTTCGCTGGAGCCGAGGGGCTTCAGGAGCCGCTCAACGACTTGCTGACTGCCCTGCAGCAGCGCATCGCGCTGCTCGAGGCGCGGCGGGATTTCGCCGTGCTGGGCCCGCGCGTTGTGACGCTGCCCGTCGACGAGTCATCAGACCCTGCCTCGGTGGTGGCGTTCGCGCTCCCGGCGGACTTTGTGCCCGGTACGCCGTTCGTGTTGGGCTTCGAGGCATTCGACTCGCCGGGTGTGCCCACCATCAACCCGCTCGGCTCGGAGTTCCGCGTCGACAACGGGCGCGTGCTGGTCACGCGGTTGACGACGACGACATCGACGGCGCACCAGTACAACCTCACGCTGGGAGTGACCCGTGGAGCCTAAGCCATCCGAATTCGTCTCGTTTGCCGACTGGTTGGGACTCAATCAAGAATCCCTCGACGCGCTCGAGAACGAGGCGGCAGACAAGGCGCTCGCAAAATCCGGTGAAGCCGAGGCTGCGCTCGGTGCGTCGTACCAAGAAGGACTACGAAACGCTGAGGCGGGAGCCCCGGCCAGCCTTGAGACCACGGCGTCCTACGGTGATTTCCTGCGCCTCCAGCGCGAGGCCGAGACGCTGCGTCGTCCGCGCAGCGGCATGTCGCCCGAGGAGCTGGCGGCACGGGGCGAGATGCCGGGCGTGGAGTTGCCCAATCTGCGCCAGCGCGCCACGCAGATGCAGGGAAACGTCACTCAGCGCGCGCAGGACATGGTGACAGACAGGAAGACGCGCATGCGCCTTACGCGCGAAGCCCGAGCTGCGCGAGACGCGCAAACTGCGCGGTTCAACGAGGCGCAGGGGGCCGTAGCCAAGTGGAAGCAAACCCGGCCTCCAACCACCCAGCAAGTTGACAGCGCCGAGCAAGAGCGCCGCGAGCGGTTGGCGCGGCTGCATCCGCTCTACAGGCCCAGCACTCCGAGTCCAGGAGAGTCCTAAATGGAATTCATGCTCATCATGTCGGCGGTTGGCGCCCTTGTCGGCGCCATCGGCGGCGCCATCGCGGAGGGCGACTTCGAGAAAGCCAGGGCTCTGCGTCAGCAGGCTCTCGACGAGTACGGCGAGGACATATTGCCGGTGCTCGACCGCGTCGTGGCGCAAGAGGTGGGTGAGTCCGCCTTCGCACAGTTGACGGAAGACCCGTCGATTCGCGGCGCGCAGACGGACGTGATGGACGAGTTGCGCAACGTCTACGAGTCCGAGGGTATGACGGATGCCGACCGCGCGGCGCTGCAGGTGGCGCAAAACGAGGTGGCACAGCGCGCGGCTTCGGACAGGGCCTCGCTTCAGCAGCGACTCGCTCGCACGGGCCAGACGGGCAACGCGGCGCTCGAGGCGGCGGCCGGCGCCACCATCTCCGGCGACGCGGTGGGCGCGACGGCCGATATGACGCTTCGTGCTCAGATGGCTGCCCGACAACGTGCGCTGCAGGCTCTGACGGCGCGAGGCGGGCTGGCCGGAGACGTGCGGGGGGCGGACTTGGCGTTTGGCAGCGCGCGGGCGTCTGGGCAGGACCGAATCAACCTCTTTAACGCCTCGCAGCGAGCCGATGCGGCCAACCAGAACAACGCCAACGCGCTCAGCGTCTTCAATGCCGAGATAGCCCTGAAAAACGCACGCAACACGGCTCGCGGCCAGTTGGCCGACGAAATCAACCGCAAGGGCCAGCGCACCGCGCAGTCGGCGGCCGGGCTGGGTAAGTCCTTCACGTCGGCGGGCTCGGCGTTCAATCAGGGAGGTAAGTGATGCTCGGCTTCGACGAGGGCATGTTGGACGAAGAAATTCGACGCCGTTTGGCCGAGGAAGAGGCCGATGCCGAAGGCACCGTGGGCACCATGCCTGCGGCCCTCGCGCGTGGATTCCAGACGGCGGGCGTCGCTCCGACGGATGCGCCCGAGGCTGCGGCGGCACCCAACCCGATGGCAGAGCGTCTTGCGGCGCTTCAGGCGTTGCCCGAGCTGTCGGCGATGCCGGCGCGGGTCGACCTTTCCGGCGCTCGAGCGGCAGACCGACAAGCGAACATGATTCGAGGAATCGAGCGCGCGTCGAAGGAGGCCGCGATGGCACTGGCTGGCGTCCCTGGTGGCGTCAGCGATGCCGAGCTGGTGACACAGCCGGGCCAAGCCGAGGCGCAGGCCGTGCGCGACGAGGAGCGGGTGCGCAGCGACGTGATGGCGCAGCGTCAGGCGCAGATGCAGGAGCGCCTTGCTGCGTTGCGTGCGGCGACGGGGCGCGGCGTTGACCCTGCGCTTGAGCGCGAGAAGCTGGCCATGCGAAAGGAAGAGCTCGGCTCGCTCGACACCTTCCGCAAGGGCAGCGTCACGGCGCGCGAGGCCGAGACGGAGCGGCGGCGCTTGGCCGACGAGGAGAAGGCGCGGCGTCGAGGCGCGGGCGCGGGTGCGAAATCCGAGGAAAAGCGCAAGGCGGCCGAGGCGAAAGAAAAAGCGGCGGGCTTCAAGACGGCCATGGACCTGCGCAAGGAGTTCAGCTCGCTGCCCGAGGTGAAGGACTTCAAGGACGTCGACGTGGCGTTTCGAAAGATTCAGAGCGCCGCCAAAAACGTCAGCGCAGCGGGCGATCTCTCGCTCATCTTCGGCTACATGAAAATGCTCGACCCCGGCTCGACGGTGCGAGAAGGCGAATTCGCCAACGCACAGAACGCTGGCGGCGTCGATGACCGAATTCGCGCGGCCTACAACAAGGTCACGGATGGGCAGCGACTGTCCGATTCGCAGCGGCAAGACTTTCTCGCTCAGGCGCAGGGCGTCTATGGGGCGCAGCGCAGTCGGTTTCAGGAGTCGGCCGACATGTACCGCGCGCTCGCCCAGAAGGGCGGGCTCGACCCCGACGACGTCGTGGGTGGTGTCAAAAAGAAGGACGAACCTTCACCTGCGGCCATGGTGCGCGTCCGCCGCAAGTCCGACGGCGTGGTGAAGTCCCTGCCGAAATCTACGGCCGACAAACTCGGAGACGGATTCGAGGTGCTTCCGTGACGCCCGAGGAGGAATTTGAGGCCGCCCCCTCGCCTGAAGCCGAGTTCGACGCGGCTCCACCGGAGCCATCAACCGAACCACTGCCGCCCGTCGTGCAGCCTGGCCCGTCGCTCCGGGAGCGCATTCTCGGCAGTCTCGTCTCGTTCACCTCGGGCTCGCCGCTGTTCGGCACCGTGGCCGATGCGGCGGGTGCGCTGGGTGTCGGCGGTCGAGGCGGCTCCGGCCTACGTCGCGACGCCGAGCAGGCCACCAAGCAGTTCTCCCCCACCGTCGCGGGCGTGCCGGTGTTGCCCGTGCTGGGCAGCGTCGCGGCGACACTTCCCGCTGGCGCTGCGCGCATCGGTACCCTCGGCGTCGGTGCGTCTCGAGCGGCTCGAGTCGGGCTCCAGGGCGGCATCGGGGCCGTGTCGGCGGCCGACAGGGGCGGCGACGCGGGCGACGTGGCGCTCGGCACGGGCGCGGGGTTGGTTGGCGGCGCTGGCGGCGAGCTCGTGGGTGCTGGACTGTCGCGGGCCGCAGAGGCCGTGCGTCCGGCTGCGACGGCCGCGGCCAATCGCTTTGCCGTGAAGGCGCTTCTCGGTGGCGGGACGATGGTCAACCGCCTCAAGAACCAACTCGGCATCACCGACGAGGCCGGGATGCAGGCGCTGGGCGCCGACGTGCGCAGCCTCGGCGTCCTCGGCGCCGGGCCAATTCCACGCAGCGCAGGAGGCATCAACGAGGCCGTGCAGTCGCGACTCGCGTCCGAGGGCTCCGAGATCGGCCGCATTCGCGAGCTCGCCGACGCATTGGTTGCGTCCGGCAAGGCGTCACCACCAGACGCCGTGCAGTTGGCGCAGGCCTACGAGGCCGGCGTGCGTGGGGCGACGCGCATTGCCGACGAGGCCGCCGTGGCGCCCGAGGTGATGGCGCGCTCGTCGCGACTCATCGAACAGGCCACCCCGAAGCTGGGTGGCGTGCCGACGACGGAGGGCGGGACGTTCAAGGGACTGTGGAACCAGACGTCCGCCATGCAGCGAAGCGCCTTCTCGCCCATGGAGCCGCCAGCCACGCAGGCCGCTCGGAAGGCGCTCGAGCGCGCGGGCGTGCAGGCGGCGCGCGGCGACTTGGCCAAGCAGATGGAGAGCGCGGTAGGGCCAGACGAGATGCGCAACCTCGCCGAGTCGATGCGGCGCTACTCAACGGCGGCGCGCATCTCCGACGTAGTGGAGGACACCGCAGGGCGCGCGGCCGCACGCAACGCTATCGGCCTCGGCGACACGCAGCTTGCGCAGACGGTGGGCGCAACGGGGCCTGTCGGGCTGGGCGTTGCAGGCTTGTCGTCGTTGGTGCGCGGACGCGGCGACGCTGCCATGGCCTTGGGCCTGCCGGTGGCCGCACGCGTCGCGCGTCCGCTGCTGTCGGCGGCCGACCCGGCTGCCCGCCTTGGCGCTCCGGCAGTCGGGCGCGACGTCGTCAACCGCTCGGTCGCCGACCCGTTGGGGCCGCTGCGTCAGTACCTCGACCCGGGCCCGACGCCGCAGACACCGCCGCGTCCGCCGTCGCTCGCCAACCGCACCACCACCCGAGACGAGGAGGAGGCCGTTGACGGCTTCCTCAACGCCCCATGACGCGATGCGCCTCCAACTGCTTCACGCGACGCTCGAGCTCGACGACGTGGGCCGGCAGCGCCTTGAGCCCTTCGTCAATGTCGCGCGCCTTCAGCGTCGCCAGCCGCTCGCGCGACGCCAAGGCCCAGCGGAACGACACAGCGACAGTCACACAGGCGACGGCGACACAACCGAAGGCTGCAAGTGCGGCGAAAGCCATGTCCGAATCTCCTCGGCGCACGCCGCAGCGTCGCGCCCTGTGTGGTGGGCCATCACCTCGGCCGCTGCAGCCACCTCGTCGCGCCCGGCCCTTCGCGCGGCGAGGATGGCCTTCTCGAGTTGCGCACGCACGGCCCGCTGTGCGCGTCGCTTACGCTTCGCCTCTGCCTGGCGACCCATGTCACTCGTACTCAGGGCGATTCAGCGAGCCGTTCCACTTCGGGCCCAGGCCGCTGTCGCCGTACCTGTCGGGCCCGAGTTTCGCCTCCTCGTACAGCCGAACGTCCGTCATCGCGACGACGCGCGGCCCACGGAACAGCACCCGCGTCGAGGCCGGGGCTCCGCGAAGCACGACCTCCACCATCTCAACGACGCCGGGCTCGACTTCTCGCACCCGCACGTCGCGCACCTCGTACGTCTCGGACTTCACCGGGACTGCGCTCGGCTGTGGCTTGGCCATGGCCACCCCATACCACGACATGAGAGAGTGAAACC